TGCGGCAGTTTCGCGTATGGTGTTCCTGATGGTTCTTGTTTTTGGTTTCTGAATTACGCGCTTTCTTATGTGTACTATAGCATTGCTGGTCGGCTTTCCATAACTGGATAGCGGGTGTTTGAGGGCAGCAGCCCTCATAAAGTAAACATAAATAAAATTAATTAAATAGGGACTCAATGTGCAAACGGCAATTTCACGAATGGTGTTCATGATGGTTCTTGTAATTGGAATCTGAATAACACGCTTTCTAATGTGAACTATAACATCGCTGGTCAGAATTCTTTTCACAAATAAAAATACGCACATTGTTTTCCTTCCCGCTTGGGAGAAATTCAGCGATACAGATGGGATTAGTAGCTAGTATGAAAGTCCTGTAGCTAAAAGAAAGGTAATAACGTTTTTGAAACGATACTATATAGATAACATCACGAGTTTGGAGAAAATTGAAGCAGCAATACAACTATGCTCTAAACACAAAACAAACAGAAAATCAGTAAAGAAGGTGTTAGCGAATCAAAGATATTATGCATTAAAAATACAAAATACATTAGAAGATGAAAGTTTTGAACCGACAATCCGACCGAAATTTAAAATAATTGACGGGGTTTCTAAAAAAGAACGAGAGATCGATTCAGCTCCGTTCTTCCCCGATCAAATTATCCATACACTTTTGATTACAGAATTCAAACCATATTTCATGAAAGGAATGTATGAATTTTGCTGTGCTTGTGTTTCAAATCGAGGATCACACTATGGCAAGAAATATGTCGAACGATGGATTAAGACTGACAAGAGTAATGTGAAATATTATCTCAAACTTGACATTAAAAAATATTATCCAAGTTTGAAACCGAAAGTGGTTTGGAAAATTCTTTGTAAAAAATTTAAAAATTGCAAAGCGATGAGAATGTTGAAAAAAATTATTTTTGCTTACCCGAACCTTCCAATCGGATTATTAACAAGTCAATGGTTAGCTAATTTCTGCTTACAAGAGTTAGACCATTATATCAAAGAAGTTCTGCAAACTCCTCACTATATTCGATATTTAGACGATATGATTTTGTTCAGCTCAAATAAAAAGAAATTACACCAAGCACGAATCATGATTGGGAATTTTCTTGCCGGAATGGATTTGCAACTAAAAAGCACTTGGCAAGTTAGTCGGTTTGATTATTTCGATAAATCTAGCAAAAGAAAAGGTCAAGATTTGGATTTTATGGGATTCAGATTTTTCAGAGATAAGACAATCATGAGAAAAGCAATTAGCTTGAGGATTAGGAGACGAGTTGCAAAAGTTAGTAAAATCTCAAAACCAAGCATTAAAGATGTTAAAGCGGTGTTGTCTTATTTTGGTTGGATTAAGCACACGAATAGCTTCAATTTCTACAATGATGTCGTTCGGAAGAATTTAGATATTAAAAAATTAAAAAGGATGGTGAGCAATTATGATAGGTCAAAGCGATTTGCGACCGGAAGCATTTGAGATAAATATACTAACAAATGGCATGGCGGAGATATTATTTTTCGAGAATATTACAGAAAAAGAAATCACTGGATTTGAGCAAGAATTAAAAACAATCTATGAATTCGAGATGCATGAATTATCGGTTCAGAATAGAGTAGGATTATATGAGGATGTTGAAGCTAATTATTCTGACTGGTTGAGTTTTGCAAAAGGGCAGAGCGGAAAGCCTGTAAGTGATAAAGAGAAAATAGCAACACTGGAAGAAAAAGCATTAGTGACCGATGACCTTTTAGCTGAGTTGATTATGGGAGGTGCGATGTGATAGCAATTTTTATGGCAAAGCGGATCATTGATGAGCGAAACAGCTATATGGAAGTTGTTACGGTAAGGCCGGATTTAAAAGATGGTATCGATGCTTATCTGGTTGAAACCGGTCATGGAGAATTGATTCATATTGCGAACTAAATAGATAAAAATTGCAACTTAATTAAAATGCATCTTTTATCTAAGTTTTTGTGTGCCAAGTGGGGACAAATTGTCATATTTGACTGTATAATGGCGACAAATCCCAAAATAATTGAATAATAAGGGCAAAAATAGGGACGTAAACCACGTCTCTTTTTTGTTGCCAAAAATTAAGGAGAATAATATGAAAAACATGATTTATATTGCAAATACTAAAAATAATGAATATGACGGAGAATTTTTCGATCATATTTCTAAGGCTATAAATTATTTACAGGAAAGAGGATATAGCGACTATGAAATTTGCGAATGTCGCTTTATTCCGGTAACGATTTAAAAATTAGGAGGGGTGTATGATTACTTGGGAAATGGCTGTCGGTATAGTTACGATTGTAAGCGTTGTCTTAATCGAAGTAAGGCAATCAAAAAAAACATCGGAAGCATGGGGTGATTTATCTGCAACACTAAGAGACTTAAAAGCATATTTTGAAAAGGAACAAGAAAACAGCAAAGAAAACTTCAAAGACTTGCGCAATCAACTAAAAGATCATAGTGATGAAATTTCAAATCACGAAACAAGAATAACAGTATTAGAAGAAAAGGAAAATATTCATAAGAATAGCAATTAAGCTATTCTTTTTTGATGGGAAGTGCAAAATGAAAAATTTCAAAGAAAAAACAAAAACATTCTTTCACAAATATGTCGTATTGCGACTAAAGAATAAAAAATTTGTGTTGGCTTGGTTGACTGTCATGTTCGCTGAGATTTGTGCTTTTAATAAAATCACCGTAACAACAGATATGGTTTGGATGGATCTATTCGGGATTGCATGGGCAATTATTACAAATCCCGTTCAAATGCTTACTTTATTAGGAACAACTATTGTTTCTTTCGTTAATCCACTTACGCGGGGGATAGGCGATAACGAATTCGAAGAAAATCCTGACGAAAACGCAAAAATAAACGGATCACAAATTACTGTTCAGACAACCGTGATTCAGACTCCAGAAGGTTTTACTTATCCGCCTATTAAGCCTGATTTGAAACCAAAAGAGCCATTGCAATAAAAGAAAGGAAATTAATATGTTAGATATATTACAACCAGTTTTAACAAATATAGGAGTCGCATTAGTTACTGCACTATTAAGTGTATTAGGCGTTTTTGCAATTAATTGGATTGCTAAAAGTAAAGACTATGTGATTTCAAAGATAGGTCAAACAAACTATGACAAGGCATTAATGATAGCAAAGGGTTTGTATTATGTTCTTGAAGAACAGTTTGCAAATATCGAAAAATCTGGTGTGCAAAAAAAAGCGCAGATGGAGAATTATTTATTGCAATTATTCCCTAGCTTAACACAAATTGAATTAGATGCAATTAATAAAACCGTTTGTGAGGAAGTAAAAGCAGCAGCAGTAGCCGCCGGATTGACAACTACCACAACGAAAACAATCGTAACAAATGATGAAGCAGTACCAGACACCACGACAACAATCGTTGAGACAAAAGAAATAGCCGTTAAAACTGAACCTTTGTCGTCAAAAGACACACAACATGTTGTAATCAATCCTCCTCAAACACAACCTGTTGTGGGTAATCCTGTAGCGGAAACCCTAATTATTGAACAGCCGATAACTGAAAATAAAATCGAAACTCCGGTGGTTTAAATGATTAGTTATAAAACGCATATCGAAAATCAAGGATGGGGAGATTATGTTTCCGACGGAAAGTTGAGCGGAACGACTGGTCAAAGCCTTCGGATCGAAGCAATACAGATTAAAATAGATCAATCTCAATATGATTTAGGCGTTAAATATCAAGCTCACGTTCAAGATATTGGATGGATGGATGAAGTTTCTAATGATGAAGTTACGGGAACAACTGGACAATCTAAACGATTAGAAGCAATAAAAATTAGTTTAACTGGTGGAGACGCGGATAAATTCTCTGTCTGGTATTCTGCACACGTTCAAAATATCGGATGCATGAATTGGAGTCGCGACGGAGAACCAAATGGCACAGAAGGATATGACTTACGAGCTGAAGGCATTCGTATTCTTGTTTTACCGAAAGAAGTTGATTTAAGAGCCGATCAGTCTGATGGATTTAAGCAATATGTAGTACCAGTTGCAATTCCGGTCGTTGAACCAATAATTCCTACGACCATAATGGCATCAGAACATTTTGCAATGAGTGAATATGCTTGCGATTGTGTTCCTGAAAAAGATGGATTTGGATGGTGTAGCGGATTTCCCGTTGAGATGGATGCCGGATTGTTAGCTATGATTGAACAACTGAGAGTTCTCATCGGAATCCCTATTTATATTTCGAGTGGTGTCCGCTGTGAAGAATGCAATTCTTATTGGGGTGGGG